GGCTTGCGGAGCAGTATCTGTTTCTGACCTCCAGACCAGTCGAGATTCTTATCCACGGTCAGCACGTTGCCACTCATCGAGATCACGAGCCCGCCGTCACCCCATTTCGGGACATTGTGCGAAACGCCGATCCGGTCGCCCAGCTGCAGGATCAGGCCTTCAAGCTCGGTGTCGAAGGTGATGCGCTTGCGCTGCGACTGGCTGCGCTGCCAGGTCAGCTTGGCATACTCAGCCGCATGAGTGGCGCTGGTGATGCCGGGAACGGTAAAGCGGTCAGGCCGGACGGAGCTGGCCGGCCACAGTGCATAGCTCTGCCGGAAGTCCTTCGGGTCCAGATACTCGATCTCGATGCCGTCCGCCGCTCCCTCCTCGTCGAAGGAATATCCAACCTCCATGGTCCCGGCGACGATGTTCGCATCGGTGAATAGCGCCGAGCGAACGGACTTGACGCCATCCTGCGCGACCGACATGACCTGGCCCACCGGCAGCGGTTCCGCCCCGTAAGGCGTGGTGATCGTGCGCAGCGCCTCCCACACCGTGATCCGGTCGCGGAAGACGTGGTTGAACTGGTAGCTCGCCCAGGTGGTGCGGAGCGTCGTCAGCGTGGCTGTGTCGAGTTCCGCGCGAGGCCGTGCGGCGCCGTATACGGTGTTGACATAGACGTCCGCAAAGGCGTCCGCGCCGCTGTTCGATTGCGCCTCCGTGCCGCCCGTCGGCGGCGGCAGGCGCCGCGTGGCCTTCACGCGAACGCGGACAGCGGCGTCCGAGGCGAGGCCATTCGAGGCCTTGATGCGGCAGGCCAGCAGCGTGACGTTGCCGTAGACCGGGGTTGCAGGATAATCCAGCATCAGCTTGAGGCCGGTCCAGACAATCTGAGACTGCCCCTTCTGAGGGCGCGTCGGGTTCGTCGTGCGTAGCACCTTCACCGCCCAGCGCGCGGACTTGTTCGCCGTGATGGTATAAGTGCGGCGAACGGGCGAGGTCAGGACGATGTTGTCAGTCGTACCCGGCGCGCTGGTGCTCAGCGTGACGGACTGCGTGTAGGTTGAGCCGACCTGATTGTCATTGTCGTCCAGCTCCACCCAGGACACAGTGATGTTGACGCTATAGGACCGGACGTCTCCGGGATCTGTCGAGACGATATAGAGGCCATTTGGGCATACGAAATCGACCTGGAAGACCTGGCCTTTCTGTCCCGGCTTGCACGCCGCGACAAAACCGGCGCTGTCATTCGCCTTGGCGAGTTCCTGATTGGCTACCTCCGTCGATGTCGCCACGTTTTCATAGAACCCGGAGCCCATCGCCGCCGCAATCGTGCCCATGGTCGAATTGTGCTGCGCAGGCTTGAAGACCTGGTACGTCACGACACCCGCCGGAAGCGTCGTCACGTCGGTGTCTCCGACAAAGACGTCCGTGACGTCGATATTGCCCTGCCCCACGCACATCAGGATATCGAGGTACTGGATACCGTTCAGCGGTTCGGATGCGTTCGCCTGGCTCCACGAGAACCAGGTGTAGGGCTGGCTCACATAGTCGGGCGAAAAGATCGCAGTCCCGTAGAGGACCGGGATCGCCTCCCCGAGCCGGGCCGAGTTCTGGTCAGTCGAAATGTCATAGACTGAGCGCCGCTCGCCCTTCATCCCGCCCGACGCTTCCTTGGGCCGGAAGAAGAAATAATTGACCGCGAAGGAGATCGCCGCGAGCGCCGCCGAAATGGCAAAGGAAATGGCAATCGAACTCAGCGAGATCGGCTCCGCCGGCATCAGTGCAATGACAACCACATCATCCACACCAACCGCATAGTCTAGATCGTCGAGCGATTTCTCCACGCTGTTGACGTAGAACCGGATCGGCACGCCGAAGCCGTTCGGATGATTGGCCTGGAGCCAGTCGATCACGCGCGTTCCGGTCTCAATCTCGACCATTTCCCGAAGGTGAGGCGCGAGCGGGTTCCGCAGCAGGACTAGGGCTGCCATCGGTAGAACTCCGTGCGCGGGTAGAGCGCCTTAAAGCGCGGAATCGGATGCCACGCCGAGCCGAAGGCGCGGGAAGCGTGCAACACGCCTCCCTCATAGACGATGCCGACATGGTGCGGCCTGTGGTTCGAGCCCACCACAGCCACGTCGAAATTCTCAGGGTCCGCCACCAGGACGGAACGTCCCCCGGCCACCTCCCCCGCCAGCGCCGCAGAGATGGCCCGTGAGGCCGCTTGCTGGCCGGATGCAGCCGCGTGCCAGTCCGGCAATTCAAGCCCCCTGACGGCCCGCAGGACCGCCGCCACGAGGCCATAGCAGTCATAAGCCTCCGGCCCGCGCGCCCCTTCCCGGTACGGCAGGCCGATGAATGCGTCCATGTTCATCGCCGCAAGCCCGGAAATTGAGTGTACTGGTAGAAATTGAATGGGAAGGCCCGGCTGAGAACGTCAGTCCGGGTCGCGGTTGCGGAAACCGCCTCCGCCGTCACGCTCACGCCGGTGATGGTCAGGACAAGCGGTGGAGAGTTCTGGGGGGGTGTCGACGGCGTGTCGATGTAAACCCGATACGTGCATTTGATCGGCTCACGCGGATTCGCGATCGCCGCTTCCAGCGGATCCACCAGGTCGCGGCCGATGTTGGCCAGCGTCAGGGACAAATCCTGCTGCCCCTTGCCGTCCAGCGTCGGCAAAATGATCCTGAACGGCATCGGCGCGAACGTCACCAACTGCCCGCTTTCAAGCAGGAAGTCCCATGCGGCGTTGTCGTTCGTCAGGTAATAGGTCTGCGGGAAGAGCGAGTGCCCGAAGGAAAGAGTCTCGATATACCGCTGCGTGGCCGGTGCCGAGGCGTAAATCTCTTTCAAAGCGGCAGACAGCGGCATCAGCGGCCCGCCCTTCTGAGGCCATAGCCAAGCTGGATCGCCTGGTCGATCTTGCTGCCGCCGCGGGCGAACGCATTGGCAACCATCTCTTCCACGATCTCGACGCGCAGGCCGCCATCGGCGCCGCGGCTGGTGTTCACCCGCGCGGGCGTATTGTTGATGACGGTCACGTTCATGCCGCCGCCAAGCGCGTGGTTCGGCGTGATCGTGCCAGAACGGCCCGGCGTGAACATTTCCGGGCCTTTTTCGCCCACGAGATAGCTGCGGCCGCTACTCACTGGACCGCCGGCCGCGCGCACGCCGCCAAACATCATGCCGCCAAAGCTGAACCCGGCTCCGCCGCCTACACCCAGCATGCTCATCAGCAACTTGAACCCGGCATTTATCGCCAGCTGCGAGGCCATATCCGCCATGGTGCGGATAATGCTCTGCGCCATCGAGGCGAATGCATCCTTGACACTCATGGTGCCGGTGATGACGTCCGACAGAGAATTGCCAAGGCTGCTCTTGATGCTAGAGCCCATGTCCTGCATCTGGCTCATGACCTCCTGCATGGGCGTCATCACGTGCACGGTCTCCATGCCGAGCATGGAAAAACTGTCGCTCAGCTTGGTGACGCCGAGGCTCGCATCAGATGCACCTTTGCCCAGGTTGGCCTGCGTCGATTGCACCTTGGAGCCGACGGCCACAAATCCAGCCAGCTCATTCGTCAGCGCGCTGGTATCGAGGCCGAGCGCCTGAAGGCCGTCATTCAGCGTCGAGAACACCGGCCCCATCATGCGCTCGATGTTCTGCATGGTATTCGAGAGGACTTCGGTGACGGACTCCATGCCGACAGCGGCGGCGATGCCGACGGCCGTCAGGGCCATAAGCCCCTTCTTGCCGATATTTGTGGCGACGGTGAATAACCCCATCGCCATTGCACCGATCCGCATGGCGGCGGCAAAGCGCAAGATGGTCATGCCTGTCCAGGCGATCTGCTGCCCGAACTTGAGGCCGATAAAGACTGCGATGGCCCGCGTCAGAAACCCGAGATTGTCATATGCGAAGCCAATCGCGCGCCCGATCACCTCGAAGGTGCGGCCCATGCCGTTGACAGCCCCGCCCATCAGCGCGCCGAGGGCTTGTGCCAGGCCGTTCGTGTTCTGGATCAGTCCTGACATTCGATTGGCGAAGTTGATCAGGGCCTCGTTAAGCCCGTTCTCCCCCACCTTCTGCGCGAAGCTGTTCCAGGAACTGCTCAGACCTTCCAGCGCCGCCTTGACGGGAGCAGACTGCTTCGACACTTCGACGAACGACCGCATCATGCCTTCAAGAAAGTTCCCGGTGACGAAACCAGCCATCAGAAACTTGAGGGACTGCATGCTTCTCTGAATGCTGCCGACATTCTTCTGCACCGAAGCGAAAGCGGCCGCCGTCTTGTTGGTGGCAACGATGTCGATGCCGAGGCGTGCCTTGGTGCTCATGTCACTTGTCCCTGGCCAATATCCGCAGATAGGCAAACCATCCGCGCAGCTCCTCGATGCTCAGTTCTTCAATCTCGGCGACTGTCTTGTGCAGCCGATCCGCCAGCGTGTAGAGCGCCATGGCCAGCGGATCGGCTCTCAGTTTTTTTCGTCTTCCGCCCGCTTCTGCGGACCGCCGTCGAGGTTCGCGTCGGTCATGATCTGATTGGCGATCCGCGCAACGACGGCGGGATCAACGGCCGTCATCAAGTCCTTGTATTCGGCCTTGCTCCAGATCTTCTCGCCGGTATCATCAGTCGCACACGCCACCACGAGACGCGCCTGCATCTCGATGGGATCGCCCTGGGATTCCGAGTTCACCAGTTTCATCGTGGCGAGGTTCGGCGTCTTGTAGAAGATCGTGGCGCCCCACTCGGGAACCTCGATCTTGTGCGTCTCGCGGTTAGAGAACTGCGCGCGGGCGCGCTCCTTTATCTGCTGACGGAAATCCATGATTACACCGTCGAGAGCGTCAGCGCGCCGTTGCCCATGAAGTTGAAAGTCCGGCGGATCGTGCTGCCGTCCATCGGCACGGTCATCGTGACCTCAGTGATCGAGGCGGTTCCGGTCCAGTACTTGTCGCCGCTCGTGGCGCCCTCGGGGTGCAGGTTGAGCGTCACCGACGCGCCCACCACAAGCGCCTCCTGGCCGTTGGTGTCTGCCTCATCCCAGTGGCAGGTGATCGAACCGCTCCACTCCTTGATGCCGGACCCGGCAATATGCGTCTTCCAGGCATCGCCAATGGCGGTATCGTCAACCGGCGTGACAGACTGCGTGAACTCGTATTCCGTGACCTCCGCGACGGTGTTGCTGCCAACACGCACAAGGCCTTCATTTCCCCAGTGGGTACCCATCAGTTGATCCTCTTCATGTGTTGAGTTCTGGGTTGTCGCTGCGCGTCCGGTAGTTGACGCGGAACGTCGTCACGATGTGGCCTGTCCCGGCTTCGTCAGGCGACTGCGGCGGCCTCATGCCGATCTCGGTCCTTACGAGGCCGCCCGCCCGCGCAAGCCCGCGGAGTGTGCTGGCCGGGTCGTTCAAGGCGGCACCGAGACGGGTTTCGATGATCACCGCAAGCCGGTCGAGTTCGGCCTCCAGATCGTCATTGTCCTGAGCCACGCCCTCGACGACAAGATCGAGATCGCGCGCCATGAAGCGCGGACCCGACATGGTCTCGACGGCGGCGTCTTCTGCCAGCGTGTAGACAAGCAACGCGGGCAGCTGCTCCGCCTGCAGCGGCATCCGCCGCATGGGATAAACACGCATCCTGTTCGGCACCGTGCCGCGCAGGACCGCAACGACTGCATCCCTGATGCGCGCGCGCACATGTTCGGCCATCTCAGACCTTCCTCAGCAGCAGCATCACCATGCCGGTGCCGTCCGGCTGCGGTTCGACGACCATCCAGCGTTCGCCGTCGATGGTCAGCCAGTCGCCTTGCAGCGCCTTTTGAAATGGCAACTGCGCGAGGTCATCGGCGCGACAGGTGAATGTCACGGCAAAGCCCGTCACCGCGCCGTCGCCCGCCTCGATAGCCAGGTGCTGACGGTCGAAGATGCCGGGGATCGTGACCTCTAGCGCGTCGTTCTGCGAGTATGCCGCCTGCACGCCGAAGTCATCCACCGAGACGAACGTCAGGCGGTCTGCGGCGGACTCGACGGGCATGTCAGGCCGTGGCCTTTGCGGACTTCTTCATCCTGACCGGCGCATCGGATGACGCCTCGGCCGGCGGATCGAGTGAAACCGCGATACCGCGAAAGCACTTCGGAATGTCGTCGAGGGCGACCTTGATCGTCTCGCCGCTTTTGAACTCCATCACCTCGCGCAGGCGGTACTTGCCGCCGCCGATCTTCTCCATGCGGCTCATGCGCGGCGCGGCTTGCTCATCGCTGAGCCCCACGACGGTTCCCTGGCCGAGGCTGAGAACCCCGCCATCAACACGATAATTCTGCATGTCTGTCCTTTATGAAAGCAGACAGGGTGCCATCACGGCACCCTGCTAATGGTTGCTGGATCAGGTAAAGGTCGTCAGGCAGGCATGCTGCCAATAACCGTAACCCACGTTGCCGCTCCAATCGACGCCGTAGCGGTGCTTGTTCTCGTTGAACTCGAGTTCCGAGCCTTCGGCCACAGCCTTCATCGAGATCGGCATTTCCTCCTGCAGGATAAACGGCTTCACGCGGCCATCCGTGCGGAACGTCGCCATCTTGGTCGTCCAGGACAGACGCACATTGGGGAGAACCCGAATGTTGAAGCCGGGAAGATTGGGGATGACGTTGGCGCCGCCGGCCGAAACGGTCGGAAGCGTGACCGCTTCGATGGCCTGCTGCCAGTAGGTCAGCGGGACCATGACCGCGAAGGTGCGGGCGTTCTCGTTCATCGGCTCGCCGCGGTCATCCTTGAAGCCCAGGATTTGCTTGATCGAGTTGATGATGGCCGTCCGCATTTCATCGACAGTAGGCGTCGTGCCGGTGGCAGCGGCATAGGTGATGTCGTTGTCCTGCGTGCCGCTGCTGCCTTCCGCGTGGGCCGTATCAAAGAAATACGCCCCGTCGTAGCACGTGGTGCTTTCTCCGGCCTCGATGAGGGTCGAGAGCAGCTTCGCGGGATAGCTCATGACACGGTCGGCCAGTTCGCCGATGCGCACGTTGAGCTGGCCCGTCTTGTCCCGGCGAAGTTCGGGAACTGTGACCTCAAGCGTGGCCTCGTGTTCCTTGTTCGCCAGCGAGTAGCTGAACTCGCGGAGGTCGGTGGCCGCGCGGCCGCCCAGCCATTCCCGCATCGCGGGCGCCATGCCGAGCCAGGCATACTGCTCGGATGCCTGGTTCGACTGGACCTTGAAGGACAGGTCGTTGACCCATCCCGCGTCGGCCTGGTCGAGTGCCGCATAGAACGAGCCGATGACGGCCCGAGAGGTAATGAGATTCGCACTCATGTCCGGTTTTCCTTTCTCAGACTGTCAGAGGTTAGGCCACGCGAGCCCAGGTGCCGCGGACGCGGCGGGCCACGTAACCGTTGGCGTCGCTGTAATCGATCTCCACGAAATCTCCGCGCTGGGCGGTGGCCTTCGTGTTGATGAGCCCCTTGGTATCGGCGGCCGTAATGTTGGCACCTTCCACCATGTCGCCCGCACCGGCAGCGACCGTGATGCCGATCTCACCGTAAGCACCGGCATTTGCGATGATCACGCCAGAGAGGCCCTCAACAGCGGGAAGCGTCATGGTCTGCGCATCGGCGGTGATCCAGATCACCTTGCCGCTGTCCTGCGCATCGAGGGTCGCACCCGAAGCCAGGCTCTCGTGCAGGTAGCCTTCGAACGGGTCGTTCATGATGCCGGCGTCGAACTGGACGTCGACGATGCCGGACGACACGAACCGGACCACGCGGCCGATATAGACGCCGCCCGTTCCGATGAAGGAAAAGGCGTTGTCGTCGGTCGCCCAGACGTGAGCACCAACGTCGGTGATCACGGCGCCGGTCACGGGGATCGTGGCGATACCGCTGCGGACAACACGGACGTTCTTGGCCGCGGCCGCGCCCGTCGAGTTGTCGCACTGGCGCTGCGCGAACCCGGCGAAGCGATCCGCCGAGGTCAGCGGCCGGGCATGGCCCGTCGCCTTGACGATGCCGACGGCCGCGCCGCCGTAGATGATGTCGGAAGCAATCACCGGCAGATCGTTCAGATCGCCGGGCTTCAGGTCACGGACGAGGTCCGCTGCAAGAGTGGTCATGTGTCAGTCTCCTTTAGGCCGACTTGTTGTTGAGGATGCGCACGCGGCCATTGGCCTCGGCGCGCTTGAATGCGAGGTAGCCGTGCTCGCTGTCGAACTCGGCCCGCAGGTCTGCCGAACCAGCGAACTCGGCCTTCCAGAGGGCTTCGCCGCTGAGACCGGCAAGCGGGCTCTTCTGCGCTTCAGCGCCGTTGGCCGGTTCGGAGCGAAGCCCCTTCACGGCGGTTTCATCGGCATCGAGGCTTGCCAGCACCCTGGCGCCCCTGGCCTTGTGATCAGCGTTGAACGCGAGGGCCGCGTCGCCGACGCTGGCACCGCTGTTGATCATCCGGGCACACAGCTTCTCCTGACCGGGGAAGGCGGCGGCGGCGATGGACAGCACGCGGTTGCGCTCGGCCTTGACGGCCTTTGTAACCTTGTCCTCTTCGTCTTCCGGCTTTTCCGCCGTCTCGCCGCAGTCGCAATCCGGCGAGTAATTGGGATCTTCGGGATTGCAGCTGCAATCCTTGGCATCCTCGTTTTCGGTGTCGTCCGCTTCCATGGCCGCTGCCTTGGCGACGGCCGCCAGCATCCCTGTCACTGACATGGGTGAGGTCCTTTCGATGTTGTGGGCCGTCAGGCCCGGTTAAGTGCTGAAATGAACGCCGCGAAGACTTCCGACGGATGGCCTGTGGCGTCTGCCAGGCCAGCCCTCACCGCCTCGGCACCGGTAAAACACCGGGCTTCGGTAGCCATTGCATTCTCAAGGGTGAGGCGTGCGCCCCGGTATTGTGCCACCCGGCCAGCGAACATCGCGCGGGCGCCTTCGAGGTCGGCCCTGATGCTGTTCGCCACCTCGTCGGGAAGCGGCTCGAAGGGATTGGCATCGGCCTTGTGCGCACCGGCCGACAGGATCGTCACCTTGAGGCCGGAGCGCTCGAGCGCGGCGCTCATGTCGGTGTGCATGGTGATGACGCCGATGGAACCGGCGCCGCCCTGTTCCGGCACCACGATCTGCCTGGCGGCGGCGGCCATGAGATAGCCGGCCGAATAGGCGTGGTCCGAGAGGATGGCGATCGTCGGCTTGACTCGGGAGAGCTCCGCAATCATGTCGGAGGTCTCGAAAGCCCCGGACACCTCGCCGCCATAGCTGTCGATCTCGAACGCCACGCCCCTGACGGCCGGATCCTTCATGGCGCGCGCGACCTGCGTCTGGATGCCCTGATAGCTGGTTTCCCCACTGGAGCTT